ATGTTGGGCTTCTGCTAGATTCTTGTACTGCCTGGGCGTCTTACGCTCAGTCCAGCCCATGTCATTGACCTGCAAGTAGGTACCATTGTCTAATAGGATAGTGTGTTTCATTTTGGTAGCTTCCTTTTTAATTGCAATACAAGTATTATAACAAAACGGGAATTATCGGTCAACCAGGGTACTTGGGGTACTTGGGACGTTTGGGGCAGAAGGGACAGTCAGCATCCTTGCATGTGCCTTCCAACCACTTGTTGCAAGGGTCACAATAATTGCTGTCAAATTCAAAATTATAACTGCGAAAAGTGCCACAATGGAAACATCCAATATCCTCCTTGGGGTCAAACTGTAGTCGTACCTTGGGATTGGCATTACGACGGCTGAGATTTGGATTGCGGTCATGCGCCTCCGCTTTCATTGTTGTGAGATACCCTCTACTATTTTCCCAACCATTCATAATCTTACTCCGAAAACTCGTAAAACTTAACGCTGGCATCCAATTTCTGCAATTCACGTGCCGCGGCAGACAATTGACGATAGCGGGCTTGGACCTGGCTACGGGGCAGTTCGCCATCGCAGGTCAAGTTCTCTGGACTTAAATCTGCATCCAAACTGTCAGCAACTTGCTGACGACCGGCGGCTGTGGTGATTTCATATTGACGACCATTAAAAATCGCATTCCATTTGTTTTTTTGGTCAATGTATGCTTGAAGTGCTTTCATCTCTAACTCCTTTTTAATTACTATACAAGTATTATAGCAAAAGAGAAATTATCGGTCAACCAAAAGAAAAAACCCTAGAATTACTAGGGTTTTTGTTGTAAAAAAGCCACAATTTTAGGTTGACAAGCAACGAAATAATTGGGAATTTAGATCGTCGATTTCTTCGCGGGGAACATAGAAATCTGTAGTACTATCGTAGTACTCACCGGCTTTGGGGTCATAGTACAATACCCTGCCATTGACATAATGAAACGGACCTTCTAACCCTTTGCGGGGCAAAAAGCGATCATCCTTTTGAAACTTTACCCAGGCCATTTCGGAACTCCTTGTCAACATAAAATTGGATTAGTTCTCGTTGAATTTGTGTGATTAAATCACCATGGTCTTCGTTGACAACAAAGCGAACAGGACAGTCGCCCCATTTGGCTGTGCGATTGAACTCGGCAAACCATTGTCGATGTTCTTTGTTGTAGGGGTTAAAAACAACCCAGGGACGACCGTGCAATGCTAGTCTGCTCATTTAATAGGCTCCATGTTCTAAAGTTTTAAACATAACGCAATTATAAAATAATTCCAATTTTGTGTCAACCTCTAAGTTAGTAACCGCTTACAATTGGGTATCTGTGGGGACACCGACAGCACCTAAAGCGGCGATATTTCTAGCTTCACGCATGGATGCAATAATTGCCTGTCCTGTTTGGTTGCTGACATCAGCCACGCTGTTGATATAGTCTGCGGCCTGACCGGGCTCTACATCCTTGCCATAAGAGGCCAGACTTGATGCAAACGACAGTACAGAAGATGTTGCGTTTGGCTGTAGGTTAGCAAAGTCAATCTGTGCTTTGGCTTGATTGGTTTTTTCTCTTTCCAGCTGAGCTGCCATATTACCAAATGCTGATGTTGTTATGGCAACATTGGTAGAATTTGTTGTGGCAATGTTTGAAATATCGCTGGCCGCAATTGGGATTAGTACATCAAAAACACTAGCATACAAACTTGGAGCAGAGTTTGCTGGCCCATACGTTCCTGCACCAGGCTGTGGTGCTGGTATTATAATTTCTCCCAGTTCCGCCGGAGGTGGCGACGGATTTGGATTAGATTGATTGTAGGCGCCGTTTAACACATAATTCATCACAGTAAACACGCCAAGTTTGACAGCACTATTTGGATTTCCGTCGTCAAATGTCAGAGTATAAAATGCATTTGCCGTTGCAAGGTTTGACATGGTTGCTGTCACAATTGGCAATTCTATATTTTGTACTGCTCCGGCAGCTGTGCCAATCACATCATTTAATACAAGAGTATTCCCTGGACCTGTTCCTGATCCCAGTTGTGATTGTAATGTAGAACCAACTGAAGCCGGCACTGGAGTTGTTAAAGCATTTATATCTCCAAGACCTGTGTTGGTTTCTAGACTGGTAACTGCTTTGCTCATTGATACCAGCGTGGAATTAAAAATCCCTTTAATCTGCATCAGCGATGCTACCAGTGCTTTGTTGGCCAATGCCTGGTCCTGCGGAATAATTTTTTGTAACGTGTTATAAAGATCAATGTATGTCTGTGGCAGTAGTGTTGCCAACTGTTGATTAACGCTGCCTGACTGGTCTACATAAATTTTTTGTAATCCGTTGGCAGTAGGTGCAGTAAATCCGCCAAAGCTGGTAGGAAAAATTTTGACAGGATTTAGTAAATCAGCCATTGTTGAAATATTACTTGTGGTAACTTTCATAATAGCGTTGACCTGTGATAGTGCATCACCTGTGATTTTTGTCATGCCTTCGTACAAGGCTTTGTTTACATTTTCAGCGAACTCGACTTTGGCTATACTGTTTAATTGACTGTCAGTGGCACCGGCAGCAATGGCCATGGCACGGATAGCAGGTGTTAGTCCTGCTACGTTTACAAACTGTTTTAGCAATGCGGCAGGACTTCCAAGACTATTAAGGTCTTTAAGATTGATCAGGCTGCCAAGCTTTTGCAGATCTTCACCAAACTTTTGCAAATTTGAATTAACACTGGAAAATCCACCAGTGGTCAGATCATCCATGTTGGTAAAAGTGGTTGCAAGTGTTTTGGATTTTTCGTTGGCTTTTAAGAATTGGTTAGCCTGTGAAATATACCCCTGTGACTGAGAAAAAATTTGTGTGAACTTGCTGACATCACTGTTACCCGTTTCTGTATTGGCAATCATTGTGATATAGCCAGTGAACCCAGTGGTATAGGTATTGCCTAATGCATTGGCCGCAGATGATGGAATAGCATTGGTAACAGCAGGAAAGTTTGATGCTCCCAGCGTCTGAAGATCTGCTATTGTGGCATTGCCAATATTGCCAGCAATGGCATTGGCCACCACACCCATAAACTGCTTAACAACAGCAACGTTGTTGTAATTGGTAATATTCAAAGTTAGATTGCCACTGACAGTGATGCCTTGATTTTCTGTAAGGCCTGCGCTGGCAATCAATTGAGTAGGACTTAGACCCATTTTTTATCCTGCAAATACATCGCCGGATCCCTGACTAATTTGTGTGCATTCTGGACCAAGGGCGTCGCCAACTCTGGCAATGGGTTTACCGTTCACAAACACAGATCCTGACCCACCGGTGACTTTTGATTCGTGGATGGGGCATCTGCCCTTTTTAAGTTTGTGTGGGTCTGTGCTGTCTCCTTGGCGCACAACGCCAACGCCGTTTACTTTTACATCTCCACTGCCTGATATTAAAGTAGGCGGGCTACAATCAACCACACATTTATCACCGATTCTTGCTACTGCTGGCACGTTCTCTCTCCATAAGATCTTTAAATCTACTTTTCCAAAGATCAATTTCATCGTGATCTTTGTCATTGTGTGGTGGCGGAGGAATCTCCGGGTCAAACTCAATAACGTGATCAAGAATTTCGGGAATGTCTTCGTATCTAAGATAGGTATCGACTTTCCCGTTAACCATGATTTTAAAGCAATGAGGCATTAGCCTGTGATAATTTGCTTGCTAATTGGCGCAATTCCAGTAGTAGCCTGAATGTAACTGTTACGAACATCCTCACGAGCTTCGGCAATCATTGCCCAACTAGAATTATTTAGTCGCATATCTTTGTCCTTGTTTGCACTAAACAAAGTTGGCATCATTTGTAAACCTTGTGGGCTTAGTACGCAACTAATTGGTTCTTTGATAATCATGTAATCAGCATGAATTTCAAGTATTTTTGCAACTAGTTCTTCTCCGGTGATAAGTTTGAATGTATAAGTTTCGTTAATTTCTGGTTTCATAATGTTCCTAGGTTATTAGTAATACCCAAACGTGTTTTAATTTCGTCTGCGTTAAGCTTACTTAAACCTTGAAAGCCACCATCAACAAATAATTTGTCACCATTATAAATTTGCGGAACTGTGCGGTGTCCTTCACTGACAATGAACTCACGAGCACTGGTGTCTTGGTCAATTTTAACTTCATCAAATGGAATTTCCCATTTTGTTAATAGTGCTTTTGCTTGATCGCAAAACGGGCAATGATTTTTTGAATATACTGTTATCATTATTGTTTTCCTTATTAAAACTGATTTTATAAACTCAATCCTGTAAATGTGTTTGAGTCAACATCTTGTCTTGTGCCACCAACAATATAACTAGAAATTTCTGTTTCCTGAGGTGCCACTTGTACGTCGGCGCCGGCAATCCATTTGGCAGTCCAAGGCAACGGATTACTTCCTGTTTTTATTCCACAGTCTAATCCTATTGCAGTCATACGTTTACAGGTCAACCAGTCCACATAATCAGACAACAGTTTTTCATTGAGTCCGATCATTGACCCATCTTTAAACAAATAACGAGCCCAGGATTTTTCTTGTGCGGCAGCGGCCAAAAACATTTTTTCACATTCAACTTTGGTTTCTTCTCTAATACGAGCAAAGTCAGGATCATCTTTAGGTAGGATTTTAATTAATGTTTGTGTAGATGCCAGGTGCAGATTTTCGTCGCGGGCAATTAATTTAATAATCTTGGCATTGCCTTCCATTTTCTTGAGTTCTGCAAATGCCCAACTACAAGCAAAACTAACATAAAAACGAATGCCTTCCAATGCATTGACGCTATTAATAGCCAACCATAGTTTTTTCTTAAGTTCATATTCATTCACCACAATATCTTTGCCATTGACAACGTGATTTCCTGCACCTAAATATTGATACGCAGTACTTGCTTCAATGCAGTCATCATAGTACTTGCTAATATCCTTGGCGCATTCTATGATTTCGTCGACGTTGGTTAAGTCATCAAATACTGTACTCGGATCCGAAAACACATTTCGAATAATATGAGTGTAGCTACGACTGTGAATGGTTTCGCTGAATGCCCAGGTCTCGATCCAAGTTTCTAATTCTGGAATTGATACCAATGGTAAAAAAGCAAGATTAGGACTACGGCCTTGCACACTATCTAATAAGATCTGTCGTTTTAAATTACTAGTAAAAATATGTTGTTCAAAATCAGTCAAGTCTTTAAAGTCTTTGGCATCTCGTAATACATCAACTTCTTCGGGTCTCCAAAAGAAACCCAATTGTTTGTCAGTTAACTTGTCAAATTGTTTGTACTTTAGTGTTTCGTATCGTTGTACATTAACCGGTCCAGTAGGGTCCAGAAAAGCTAATTTTTCCGTGTGATGTTTTGTTGTTATTGGATTGAATACTGACATGTTATTTCTCTTTTAAATCTTGCAACTGTCACAATCATCCGCAGATTGATCGACAGTAGTATCAACACTTTCTAACAGTATTGACTTTCCTTGCGACAGTCTTTCAGCGTCAATTTCTCCGCTACCATCGTATGTATTGAAATAGTATAGCTGTTTGCCACCATACTTAAAGAACATGATAAGATGCTTGAGCATTTCGCTCATTGGAATCTTTTCATCTTCGAAAAATTGTGGATTGTAACTTGTGTTAACGCTAATACCCTGATCAATATATTTTTGCAGGACTGCCATAATTTTCAAATATCCCTCTGGGCTTTTTTGACTCCATAGCAGTTCATATTTGTTTTTTAGTCGACGATACTCTGGTACAACCTGCTTGAGCACACCATCTTTACTTTGTTTAATAGAAACATAGCTACGAGGTGGTTCAACCCCGTTGGTACTGTTGCTAATTTGCGCACTAGTCTCTGCTGGCATTAGAGCCATCAGTGTACTATTACGAATACCATGCTCGCGTAATTGACTACGTAGACCTTCCCAGTTAACATAGTCAACATGCGGGACTAGTTCGTCAACTTCATGTTTATATGTGTCGATTGGAAGAATACCATCACCGTATTTGGTTTCATTGTTCTTGGGACATGCTCCTCTTTCCTTGGCAAGATCTGCGCTGGCTTTAATTAGGTAATAACTCCAGTACTGTGCCCATTTGTCAACCACTGGTAATGCCCTTGGGTCAGTATAGGTTAAATCATTTTTTGCTAACCAGTAGGCAAAATTAATAATGCCAACGCCTAATGGTCTGCGATTTTGTGTAGCAAGTTCGGCAGCAATAATAGGATAACTTTGATAGGATAACAAATTGTCTAGTCCTCGAACAGCAAGTGTACAGGCTTTTTCCATGTCTTCGGGTTCTCTAAACACTCCCCAGTTGATAGCACTCAATGTACATAGTGCAATTTCGCCTTCGGTGTCGTGTATGTCTTTAAGAGGTTTAGTCGGCAAATCAATTTCACAGCAAAGATTGCTTTGTTTAATTGGTGCAAGTTCAGGTTTGAAACTGCTGTGACTGTTGGCGTGGTCAACGTTCTGCAAGTACACACGACCTGTATCTTTACGTTCTTGCATGAATGCAGTAAACAGATCAATTGCCTTGACTTTCTTTTTACGCAACTTGGTATTACGTTCGGCTGTTTCGTATAGTTCTCTGAAACGATCTACATCAGCATAAAACGCATCAAACATTTCAGGAACATCGTGTGGACTAAACAACGTGATGTCACCTCCACTGAGTAATCGTTCGTACATGACTTTGTTGAACTGTACTCCGTAGTCCATGTGTCGAACACGATTGTCTTCGGTGCCTTTGTTGTTTTTAAGAACCAACAGGTCTTCAACTTCTAAATGCCATACTGGATAATACAATGTTGCCGCTCCATTACGAACGCCACCTTGGCTACAACTGCGTGTGCCAGCCTGGAACATTTTATAAAAGGGAATAACACCAGTGTGGTAAGCATCTCCATTACGGATGGGACTACCAATAGCACGGATGCGTCCGGCGCCGATGCCAATACCGGCCTTTTGACTTACATATTTTACAATACTAGATGTCGTAGCGTTGATGCTGTCTAGGCTATCATCTGTTTCAATGAGAACGCAGGAACTGAATTGACGTTGCGGTGTTCTAACTCCAGCCATTACTGGAGTAGGCAAACTAATTTGATGTGTGCTAATTGCATCGTAGTAATCCTTAACCCACATCATCCGTGCTTCTTTGGGATATTTGCTAAACAATGTTGCCGCAATAAGCATGTATGCAACCTGTGGTGTTTCTAATATCTCTTTGGTCACACGATTTTGTACAAGATATTTGCCGCGGAACTGTTCCATAGCCGCATAGGTCAATTGGTCGTCGCGATCATGTTTAACATGTCCATTTAAACGTTCCCACTCTTCTGAACTATAATCAGCTAGTAGCTCATGATCATAAAACCCACGAGCTACATTTTGTTCTACCAACTGA